TAGCTATATCTATATGCTCATACAAAGCCTTCTTCCACATCTTCTTTTCATTTGCCCCTAACTCTGCTCCAGCTAAAGCAAATAAATCATAATCATCTTTGAGCTTCTTATCGTGTATTAAAAAGTCCGCCAACATCTTCGTAAAGCGTGGGTCTATACAAGCTAAGACAAATGCGTGAGCCATCTATATTCTATTATTCTTTTTTATTTTAATAGACACTTTACGATTTCGCTTACCCGCTCTAACCCACGTTTATTTTACGACGACATATAGGACACTTACACTCTACTGGATTACGTTGCTTATATGTTAATAAACACGGCTTACAAAAGTAATGCCCACAGTTCGTTATTTCTAGATTAGATGGTTGTATTATATCCATACAAACCGGACACTCCCATTCCTTTTTTAAAGCATCAGCCATCTCAGCTAGTTCGTTTTTTATATGAGCTGGTATGACTTCATTCGTTTCAATAGCCGTCGCATTCTGCCGTAATCTATTAAACATTTCAACATCTACGGAATGATGCCTATGCGTCTCCTCATAATACTTCGCCCACGCATACGCAATACGCTTATTACAACTGCTATGAGGATTCGCCATCTTCTATATATATGATACGGTAGTATTCTTTAAGCCTATCAGATACGGTAAAGTGCGTTTATTTTGGAGATTTTTACTACCGGCACTAAGTAGAAATGAATACCCAAGCAAACGACCTCTCCTACGGCTACGATAAAGAGAACATCAATCACTCTAAGATTGAAACACTCCTTGGGTGTAAGCTCAAGAAGTTGTCCAAGTATCACACTATGGATTGGGAGGAGCTTCAATCAGATGATGATGAAAGCCCTCCTTGGTATGTAGAGCAAAAGGCTCGTAAAATGACTTATGACTATTTACTAAACAACTACAAGTCTCCGAAGTTTCAATACCCCTCTGCTCTCATAGGTAAGAACAAAATAGACTTTATGAAGGAAAAGGGTAATGGTCTAGTCGTCTTTGATTTTACTGATAAGATTATGTATTGGGTATTTGATGAAGAGGAGTATAAGAAAATGGAAGTAGAAGAACAGTTTCTACGTGGCTCTCGTATTGGTTGTATTGATAAGCCTAATCCAGTTGTCCATATCCCTTGCTCACTCCTCAAAATACTCCCCGGGTAAGCGTGGGTAAGGCAAATCGTAAAGTGCGTTTATTTACGCCCTTTTTGTCCTACGGAACAATAGAATGACTTCTGTTGTATCTGCTGATTCGGTTGTATTAGAGCGTGATGGACTTCTAGAGTGTATTGAAGTATTAAATCAGTATTGTTGTGAAGTTTATAAAGATGGGATAATCCCACCCGGCGTAAAAGGCTGTATTGAAAAGCTTAATGATAAAGTTAAGCTATGCGAGGGACAGTTAAGTTGGCTCACGCATCTTCTGGAATCCACTAAGTCCTAATATAGACCCTTTACGATTTCGCTTACCCGCTCTAACCCCGATTTATTTACAATACTCTGCGTTTTTTTACACAGATTATTATTCCGGCGTATAGTAGAACAAAATGTCTAATGAGTTTATGCTTCATTTACACAAACGCCTTGCCGAGAAGACTTATGGAGAACCACCTAGACAACTCTCTGACACCACCGCTAATGCCTATATACGCACATTAACTATCCTTAATAATAAACTACCTTTCAAAAATCTCACCTTCCTTAAGAAGACTGACGAAATCCTCAAGAAGTTGGCTACATATGCTGAAACCACCCAGAAAACTCTTCTGGCTTCCATTACTAGCGTCCTTGCCTTGGATAAGGATAAAGCTGGTTATAAAAAGGCATACAAGTTCTACCACGATAAAATGATGGATAAGGCGAAGACAGTAAAGGTAGAAGGTGGAAGCATAGTAGCTAATGAAAAGCAAACAGAAAACTGGCTCACTTGGGATAATGTTCTTAAGAAACATTCCGAACTTAAAACATCTTGCGATGCCTTCGCTAATGAGAAGACTCTTAATGCCGACCATCTTAATACTCTACTTTCTCATCTCATTTTATCTTTGTATGTTGATTTGCCCCCTAGACGCAATCAAGACTATCTCAATATGGTAGTGTATAAGGCTCTTAAGAAGGATAATGTTGATGAACTACCCAAGGATAAGAACTACCTTATCGTCGTCAAAGGAGTCCCCACATCTTTCATCTTTAACGTTTATAAGACCGCTAAGACGTATGGAAAACAAACCATTCCTATTCCAGACACTCTCAAAGACACTCTCACTACATACATTAAACGTATGGGACACAAGGATAAGGAACATAAGCTACTTCCTATGGAACAAGACAACGCAATCACCAGACTACTCAATAAAGTATTCGGTAAGAAAATAGGAAGCAGTATGCTACGACATATTTACTTATCGTCCAAATACGACATTAATGAAATGACTAATGATGCTACTCAAATGGGACACTCCCTTGATGAGCAGAAAGCCTATATGAAGACTCCTCCAACTGAACCCCCTTCTAATGATGTTATACAAGAACTACTAGTAGAAGCTATTTGAATGACACTATAATAGGTGCTTCCGGAGTTCCATAGGTTATTTTAAAAGTAGGTATATCCTTCGTCTTCTTCTTTTTCACTACCTTCACTAATGGAACTACTGGCGGTGGGAGTTCTTGATTCATTATCTACTATCTCCGTAATGTTATTATTCGGTTGAATAACCGCAATAGATAAATACTCCTCGCACGTCTCTAAAAAAGAAGCCGGAATCATATCCACTACCGTTAAAACATTCTGTCGTAAGAATGCTTTGAAGGTTAATGATATGTTAGAGTCCTTTAGCCACGCATCTATCTTTCGCCTATTCTTCAACTCTATACCCCTATAATACTTATCACGACCTCTCGCCCTACGCTCTGCCTTCTGCTCCTCAGTCTCCACTATATTCTCTCGCATCTCTGCCCTACGCTCCCTCGCTTTTGTCCGCATCTGGGTAATACGAGCCTCACGATTCTTCTCATAATACTTACGATTAGCCAGTCGTTGAGCATCACTCGCCATATATATATGAGACGTTAGAAATCTTTAGGCCGTATCAGATATCTGACCGTATTTTATTAATAATAGGAATCACCGTTGAATAGGCAGTTCCTTCATACCCAAGCTCCTTTAGTGCCTTCACAATCGTCTGGGCTTTTGTTTTAGGATTCTGCGTTAATATATCCCTTATCTTTTCATCTCTTGTCATTTTTGCCGGGACTGGCGGGAGGGATTTCCTCTTATACTTTGGAGGTGGTGTTGGCTTTACTGGAGCTTCTGGAGCTTCTGGAATACCTCCCTCTATGTAGTTAAGTGAGTCATCTAAATCAGATAGTATCTTCTGATTATAATCCTCCCTTGCCTCTGCGGAATCAATCCATTTACTCACTAGCTTCTTCTTATCACGGATTGATTGAACAAAATATGATGCTTGACGCTTCTGTAATGCTATTGCCTCCTTGTCTGACAAACGCTTATTATCATCATCAGTCTCTATATCATCGGCTCTATCGTCAGCATACTGCTTCATACCAGCAATAAAGGCGTGGTCATCTAACATTAAGTGCTTATACTCATCACGCAACTCTTCTACCGTTTCTCTGAGTGCCTTGGATTTCGCACTACGGACATATACTGGAGACTCTGTATCGTGTTCAAACATCTTCGCCCTACGCTCACCATTAGGCTCAGCCATTATAGCTTTAAAACCAAAATGCTTCACACGCAACGTGGGGTGTAATCTATCTTGAACCATATCTGACTCAAATGCCGTCGTATAAGCTTCAAACGCCTTCTTCTGAAATGTATCCAACTCTTCCAAGTATGCCTTGGGACTAAATACTGCCCAGTTCGCCCACCCTTGCTTACCAGTTGATGATGAAAATGTCCCCCTTCTAGTAAAAAACTTCACACAGTTCCTATGCTTGAGTATCTCTTGGACTACCTTGGGACTCTTACTATTATCCAACCTATGCTCAGAAAATGGAGGATTACCGTTCGTTGCTACAAACTCTCCGTCCATTATAGCCTTATCAATCAATCCTAGTGCCTCCTTACCAGTCTTCAATAAACTTGCGGAATCACTCTTAGCTATTTTAATAGTATGAGTTATTTGACCCCTTATCCTTATCTCCTCTTCTGTCTCCTTTATTAACTTAGACGCATATTCAATCTCCGCTTCCCTTGCCTTCTTCTCCTCCTTATCCTCCTCGCCATATAATGCCTCTATAGCTTTTCTAGCCTCATCATCATTCTTCGCTTTAGCGATAATAGCCTCCAACTCCTTATCTGTCTTGTCTGGCAACTGAGCCTCTGCCTTCAACGCCTTAGCTTGAGCTAAGACAACTTCTGGAGAATGAACCGCATCTGTTGTTGGAGCTACTAACACATTCGTTGGAATACGCTCATCGTGTAGCACTACGCCACTATCAGCATCTACAAATACCCTAGGAAGCTTCTTCTTTACGGCGGGGTTAGAGGGGGTAGGCGTTTCCGCTAAGTTTCCAAAATGCTCCGCTAGTTCTGGGTGGATTGCTGGAGCTTCTTCCTCCCTTACCCTAGGAGGTGCTTTTCCCTTTCTCCTTGCCCTCATCACAATACGCTCCGCCTTCTGCTCATCAGTCTCCTCTGCCGTATTCCCCTTTGTAAATGGAACTGTTCCATCTTTGAAATACTTCTGAATAAATGGACTTGCTCCATAGTTATGAGTATTCGTTCCACTTTGTTTAGAGTTGGCTAGACGCTTGTAATCAAATGCCCTCCAAGCCTTCATAGTAGAATCTGGGGAAGCTGGACTCGTTGGCTTCTTATATTGACCGGAGTGTTTCTTCTTATTCTCCGCCATCATACGCTGGATAAATCCACTAGCTTTACTTACACCAGCTAATCCTCCTCTTAATGGCTTTGTATTATGTGCCTTTATCTCTAACGCTTGAGTCAGTTTCTCTTTCATAGATGGAGGCACTTCCGGCTTTGCTCTCATAGCCTTCAAGAACCCCTCTGTTAAACTAGCTAGACTCCAAGCAGTTTTTGAGTTAATCACTCGCTTGTCCTCCTTAATACCAGAGCCAGTTAGACCCTTTGCTAAGTCTGCCTTCTGCTCCTTCAACTCCGCATTCAATAACTCCGGGTTCTTTGATTCTAATGCTTTTACTAATCTACGATGCTCCCCTATATAATCCTCCCTATCCATTACGACTGGTTCAAGTGAATGGAAATACGCCTTCATCTATATGGAGGCGGATATTTTAAGTTTAGCCACAAAGTGCGGAAACGCTTACCCACGCTTACCCCGGCTATATAGTAGAATGCTCAGACGCTCCTTCAACTCTATCACTTCTTCTAACTGGGGTTGGAACTGTAATGCGAACTGGAATGGTATTGGAAACCATTTTAATCTCAATATACCCACATTATATCACGTCCATTTACAAGGTATGAAATATAACCCAGAATGTAAGCAAATAGAAGTATGGGGGCATTATCAAGATAAAAATGTTTCCCTATATTATAATGACAAGCAGAGTCCGGGAAGCACATCTTGCGTTGGCGGACGAGAGGGCAATAGAAAAGGAAGCCGAGAGATACAACCCAGTAAATCCCAAACAGATGTTGAATAATCGTAAAGAAAATATGGGAAGGCTTTCCGGCCAAGGTGCTACTCCTTCTATGGGGCTTAGTGAATATAGAGGTGGTAAAAAGCTTTCTAAAAAAATGCTGGGCGATGCCCACAATATGGGGAAGCATCTTTCTACACATCTTATGGAACTTCACGGTGGTGCTTTCCACCACGCTTTTGTTAAAGGTATGGGATATGGGGACGATGAGCCAGAAGGCTATACACGCCCAGTTCATACTTTTGATTCAGAAGGCCATAGAGTTGTTAAACAGTCCCCTATGGAAAAACGAGCAGAACAAGCCAAAGAAAACTATAACGCACGTGCTGGTGTTGGCGAGAAACTGGCCCAAGGAGCAGTTAATGCCCTTAGCAAAGGTGCTAAATATGCTTATGAAAACGCCCATAAAGTTGTCCCAGCACCCGGTGTAAAAGAAGCTGGTCAGTTCGTTTCAGACCATTTGATACATTCCGGCTCTGGATATGGACAAGTCCAAAGGGCAAAAATGATGCTAGGGGAAAACAAAAAGGGTCGTTCCCGTAATAATGGACCTCCCCTACTTTCTGGTAATGTAGATGGTGTATGGTCTGGCGGTAATATGCTCTCCCAGCCTCTACCAGTTAATGGAACTAATCTATCCCTTTCCGGCTCTAGTATGACTGGAGCATATGAAGGGCAAGGCAAGAAGGCTAAGCGTGTAGTAGGAGCTGGAGACGGTCGTCGCAAACGAGCAGAAGTTGTCAAAAAGGTTATGAGAGAAAAAGGTATGAAAATGATTGAAGCCTCCAAATATGTTAAACAACACAATCTATATTAAAATATATATCTATAATATAAATGTCAGCTTTTGGAACTGCGAAAATGCCGACGACAAGCCTAAATGTAGGTTTCCCATCAGCATTCAGTTCTGCTTACGCAAGATTTGGAAGCCCTAAAATGTTCGCACCCGAGCAGAGTCTTATGGCTCTTAATAATACGGAAGGGCAAGACTTCCAAGCCCTTTGGCATCAGCAGAAGATGAGGGACGCAAATCATATGGCTGGAGCTAAAGTTAGGGCTACACATTCCGCTCAAGCTAAGTCCTTTTCTTCCCCCCACGGATACTTTGAACACCCCAGACCAGTCCTTGGTCAGAGAAAGTTCGCAAACGCTTCTATGGGTTCTCTATACACACATACGACCCGTGAAGACCAAGCTTCCACTCACGCTCCTTGGGTAGAAGTTGATAATCGTTCTAATCCCTATGAAACCCATTTACGCTCTGGTGGAAGCATTTGCGGGAATCATTTGGTTGGTGGTGTGCTTAGAACATCTGCTGGACAACGACACGGCAAAGCTACTCTTGATGCTCGTGTAGCACAACTTAATGCTATTCAAGAAGCCAAACAGAACTTCCTATCTCAAGGCATTTCCGCACAACTTAATGCTAATGCCTTTGCGGGTGCTGCCCCTTCTGAAGATGCCCTTCTTTCCGCTTCTCCTCTTGTTGAACTAGCTAATCTACTACAAACCATTAAAGACTCGCTTATTAAGGGCGACCCAGATATGCCCTCTAGAGATACTTTCTCTGACTTTTCTAGGGCCTTCCCTCTTATCGTGAGAATGGCTACTAATAACCCCCCAGCAGATATTGCTAATGTCCTACAGTTCGTTGAAGGGACTACCTCTGGAGATGGCATTAAACAGTTGTTAGAAGACAAACTACAAACCTATCTGGAAGATGGGTATGATGCCGAGCAAGATATGAATGCCGATGCCTTTGTTTCTCGCCTACAAGCTCAGCTTGAATGGTGGGGTAGGATTGAAAGGTATTTGAAAGAAATGCTTAAAATCTCAGAAGAACCAGCTAGAACCAGACAAAACGCTTCTAATGCCCTTATTAAATCTGTTGGGTTTGCTAAACTACAGAGGGATATTAATACTACTTATAAAACGGGTATTGTCCCAGAGAATACATTTATTGATACTACTGGCCACATCAATAATCCTCAGAATGCTCAGAGGGCTTTGGACGCACCAGCTAGGGCTGGACGCTCTGGGGCTTTTATTAACCCCGCATTTGTATTTACTCCCTCTAGTCGCAGAAGGGAAGATACTCAACACGGCTTTATCGGCACGGGTGGAGCAGAGTTCGATACTTCAACTCAGAATGCCTATGCCTATGGCTCTGGGGAATACCAAGATAATACTGGAGGCCGTCCTCGTGCTTGGGCTGGAACTGAGGTTCTTGCCGAGTATGGACAAGCTCCAGAAGAGGAAGCTACTATTGGACTAAACGAACAAGAAGAAACAGAAAATCAACAACTTTATAGGACAGTTGTTCCTAAAGAAGTAAGAGATGCTATTGACAAACTAGCAGACGATTGGGATAATGCTTCTGAGGAAGATAGACCAGCTATTGAAGAAGAAAGAGAAAGGAGAATACTAATGGCCAAGGATATAATAGATGCTCACGTTAGGCAGAAGGGGAGACAAGGAATGGCACGTTTAACTTCTCATTATGACCCAAAAACTGAGGGGTTTAACATCAGAGGAGAAGAGTCTGAATCTGATGAAGAGGAAGAGAAAGAACTAGCACCAGCACCAAAGAAAGCCCCTCAGTCAAAATCTAAGAAGCCATACACATCAGCCGATGTCCCAAGAGATATGCCCGGTCTTATTGAGTTTATTAAAAGCGTCAAAGAACGATTCCCCAGCTATTCACAAAGGATATACCAAGGAAGTAAGCCCCGCTCTGTTCGTATCAATACTATCTCCCTCTTAGAAAAAGCTGGGCTATTATAGATGAGTCTAATACTTAGTAAAGAATATCCTTCACAGTATCCAAATGATGCCGTTAAGGTTCTTAATGCTATGTCATTCTCTGATGGGAAACATATTCAAATAGTCGGCTCTCAAAGCCTACGGTCGCAACAATATGCCGGTGATTATGACGCTATGGAAATAGTTGAAGTTCATATGCCCCTTAAAGACGCATTAAACGCCCTTGTTAAGAGATTCCAAGGCATTATTAAACGCCTTTCTAAAATGAAAGGAGTTTATATTGGAGACATTAAGTCTGGAAGTATTGAAGATTGGAAGGCAACCAAACAATCCATTCATCATCTAGAAAAGGCTAAAATCATTTCCCAAAAAGAAGCTATTGAAGCTCATAAACTTCTTAAAGATACTAGCCCAGTCGGCAAACTAAAATCAGCTAAAGAGCTAAAGTTTCATATTATACGCTGGACTCCCAAACAAATATTAGCTGGAAAACAAACTCTCCGAGATGGACGCACTTTCACTCTACAAGAGGCAATCTCTTCGCCCACTATTACAAAGCTAGACGTTATTGCCCTAGTTCAAAATAAATACACAGATTTCTCGTGTATATACGAGTTTCATAATAATGGACAACCTCTCAATCCAGCTATTATTGACCCAGAATCAGCACTCAAAGACGATATTAAACTCTTAGAGGCAGAAGGCAATAGATTCAAAGTCATTAAACGCAAGTTCTCTCTTGCTAAACTTCTGGACAATAAAAAAGACCTACAACGATTCCACAACATTATTAACTCTGAAGCTGGAAAACTCTATGTAGTATATTCAGATGTTAAGACGTTGGGCGACTTACTTGAGTCATATTCTATTCCCCAACACAGAGTTATGGAAGCCATCTCCGGATTCAAACATAGACTCTCCAGAATCTATAATGATGAACACTACCTCAAACAAGAGCCAAAACTCCTCAAAGATATGGAAAAGGCTTCGCAAAGTAAAGACCCCCTACCTATTCTACGACACACAGAGCTCCAGCTCCTTGCTCTCCTCAATACCTCCACTAAGCTTAGAGGAGGATACGTCCCCTATTAATCCTATACGATAGTCGTGGTTATAGACTATCTAATCATATATATGATAGAAGTATTATTAATACGCCTATCCTATATATTATGATATGTGTTTATAGGATTTTAAAAAACCTCCGGTAATAATATAGTAGTATGCCCTCACTTTCCTTTGATAAAGTCAAGGGAGCGAGGCCAATAGCAATAGTCAAAGGAGGAGAATACGATGGAAATGTCCTATATATCCACGAAGATGACCATAACGGCAAGAAACCCAAGCTGGAAATAAACCCTAACACGTATGCTACTGAAATGAGGGAGTTGAAGCCACAAGACCGCACTAAACTAATAGCTAGGCTTCAAGAGGCACACTCCAAAGGATTAGCTTCCGACCAACTCATAGGAGAAAACTCCCTAGCTAGACAACTTTATGACCGCATACTCTCTGACTCTGCTAAAACTACTAAGATTGATTTACCACCAGATGATGGACAGTTTCAACTTGTTCCCAGCCCAGACCCAGAACGGCGAGAAGTATTTTATATTGCTGGAGCTTCCGGCTCTGGTAAATCGTATATAGCAAAAGGCATCGCAGAATGCTATAAAAAACTGTTCCCAGACAGAGAAATATACCTCATCTCTAAACTACAAGAAGATGCTACTCTTGACCAAGTTAAGGACTTGAAACGTATCAATATCAAAACTCTTATTGACGATTATCCATCATTAGATGAGTTTGAAGAGTGCTTAGTCATCTTTGATGATTATGACACATTTACCGGCGACGCAGAAAAAGTTATTCATAAGTTAATAGATGACTTGGCTACTATGGGTAGGCATACTAAAACTACTATGCTCTGCCTCTCCCACTACCTCACCAACTACAAGAAAACAAGACTCCTTCTCAACGAAGCAACCCATATCATCGTATATCCTATGGCAACCTCCTTCCACGCTCTCGGCTACTTACTCAAAACGCACGTCGGTATGACTAAAGATGACGTTAGAGACCTCAAGAAGTTGGGTAGGTGGGTATGCGTCTTTAAAAACTATCCGCAGTGGCTTCTTAGCACTCAACACGCCAGAGTTCTTAATGGGTAAGCTATTTATTCCAAACGTAAATATACTCCTTATAACCACCCGTCTGACCCGCAAACCGCTTTTGAATATGTAATGGAATCGCTTTGCTACAAGCTCCCATTACCTTTTTAATATCATTATACATATCCATAGGAATGTTAAGGCAATAATGACCCCCTCTTGATAGGTTCGCCCAAGTATTCTTTACCACCGGAAAGAAGAACTTTTCATTAAACTCTTCACGACTCTCATACGTCGGCATATTCTCATACCCCTCCGTAGGCTTCGTCTTTTGAAAGTAAGGAGGAGACGTAAAAACAAAGTCATACGTCAGCTTGGAATAATCTACTTTGGCGGAGTCTTGAAAATGGATTGATACTTTACAATCGTGAGGATACGTATGAATCATTTGAGAGTAAGCCGTCTTTAATGACTTGTTAGTATCAAAGCCGATGTAGTTAATGTCTAGAGACATAGCTGCCAAACATCTCCCCCCCCAACCAGCACTAAAATCTAAAATAGTCTTGGGCTTATACTTACAATATAAATCCCTTGCTATTATGGGCTTGAATGCGTTAATAGAACCCTTATATAATCTAAATACGTCATACTTTGCTACTGCTGGATTCTTACCGTGTGCTAAGTTATATTGATATAATCTCTTAGCAGATGGAGTCGTTAATGGCTTCTTTACCCAGTCATAAAAGGAGTCGCCACCCTTTGCCTTCGTAGCTAATCGGTGTTTAAAAAAATAATAGTCCATAGCCTTATTGCCTATCTTGGACTTCACATTCACATTACAACCAGAAGCTTTTAACTTCTCATAATCTTCCATAGCATCTTTGGGGTCTATCTTTTTTATCTTGTTTGCTATATCTTGTAATCCAGCACCCTCTAGGATATGCCCCATAACATAAGGGATATGATAGTCTTCCATCTATTCCGGAGTAGGAATAAAACGCTCCCAATATTTCGGGGTTAGGGCGGGTAAGCGAAATCGTAAAGTAGTGGCTAGGGGCTTTTAGACTTTTTAGAGCAGAATGGGTTGGCGGAATCGCTTACCCCATACACAAATATGAAAATCCTAAAAATGTATTGTGGCCTAGACCCTTCCCAAGCTTACCCAAGTATATAATAAGTATATAATAACCTCTTATATAGTATATATCATATACGATACGACTGCTCCCGCTTGTTAATCATATACCCCTTTTTATAGAATACTTTACGATTTGCCTTACCCGCCCTAACCCCGAGTTATTTGGGAACATTTTCAGTTGGGAACGTTTTTGTTAAAGTTATTATCATTTGCTCCAACTTCTCTTTCATTTGGTCTAGATGCTCCGTAAGTTCCGTGTTCTTTGATAATGCCCACGCAATATGAGTCATAGTCAATAGTCCCTCTAGAGTGTCTATAAGTCTATGTGGATTAATCCTAGGCATCTAATATATAATGGATTATACGAGTGCCTTAGCTTCTGCCGGTGTTTCTACAACAAGTATAGTTGTTCTAGGAATACTGTATAAGCTTTGGCAAACCATTAAGGGTCATCGTCTTGTGAGTGACTGTTGTGGTCGTCAATATGAGGTTGGTATAGATGTTCGTGATATGCCTCCAACTCCCCCAACCCCCGGAGGAAATCAAACTCATCTTCTTTCTCCCCCTTTAGAGGAAGAGTCTTATCAAAATCCTCCCTCAACCGATTTAGCACATTCAAACAATCATCTGGAGACAAAAAAGCACAAAAGAGTCCATACCCATCAGCTCCAGCCAGTTGTGGAGGAAGAGTCCTCTCACGAATCATTTGCTCTAACCATCTCTGACACCACGCCGTCTGATGATAAGAAGGAGAATGATTCAGATATTTCCTTGCCTCCGATTTAGTAAGAGTTAGATGTATAGGCTTGAACTTAGCTATAGTCTTTTCCTTGACGGCCTTGGGTTGCTTAGCTTGTTTTGGTTGTTTAGCCTTTAACGGATTCCCCCACTCACTCATTCTATTACCTATAGTAGATAATAGAATGGCCGAGAGAGGACTTGGTAAAATCAAAGATTATCCTCTATCAGACTCTGACATACGAAAGATACTGGGCAAAGATATTAAAATAATAACATACCCCGATTTGAATAATATGTCCGATATTAGACAAGCCTTTGATAAGAAAGGTAGATGTATAATGCTTTATTTAACACAAAGTGCTACAAGTGGCCACTGGGTATGTATGTTGAATAAGAAAGGTAGTATTGAATATTTTGACCCCTATGGTGAGCCTCCAGAGAAAGCATTACAAACTGTGCCTATGGAGGAAAGGGAAGAATGGGGAGAAAGCCAACCAGTATTAACTCACTTATTAAAAGCCTCCGGAAAGCCAGTTTTTTACAACAAATATCCCTTTCAGAAAGATAAGCAAGATGTTAATACTTGTGGCCGTCATAGTGTTGTCCGGTGCTTATACGCTCCTAACACTTTGGAAGAATACAAGAAGGTAATGGATTCTTCTGGTATGACTCCGGACAACTTTGTTTCGGCACTCACGGGTCAAAAACTCGGTAAATAATCTATGTTGTTAGTATATAGAATGAGCCGGTTTAGTCAAACGAGTAGCATAGATTATATTGGCGACTCACGAGACCCAGACATAGTCTATTATAATGCTTCTATCATTAACAACACTACTGATGATACAAATATTCAGAGTGTAGCTATTAATGACCCCCCTATCAAGTTTAACGAAACAAGAGATACGGCAATCATCAAGGACGCATCAAAATACCAGTTTAGTATCGTTAGGTTCGTAGTGAATGGGGGCAATAAGGACTTACCGTTGTTTATTCCAGCCATTCAGAGTGGAACGGGTCAAGTAGATGTCAATCTAACAGAGTATGCCGTGGGTATTACCTATTCTGGGACTGATAGGAATATAGTAAGCTTCGGCTCTAATGAGGTAAATGCTACTACACCGGGTCTGACATATATTGAGTATATCCCAGAAACGCAGAATCCTATTCTAGCCCCTTTACCACGCTCTACGGCTTCTTCTTTGTATGTGGGTTTATACAACCCGGCACTCATTTACAGAAATGTGTGTATTGTGTATTATACTGATGGAAACTACTATCAAAGTAATCCAGCACAACTCCCCTTCTTTGGTCAGACTCCTCCGACAAGCCCATCATATTGGTCATTAGTTAGTCCAGAGCTAGGAAATCCTCAAGACTTATCAAGTCGTTATTATTGGGTTTATACATATACCCACTGGGTCAATCTAGTCCAGAATGCTTTAGAATCGGCAAACTTGGCTTGTTATACGGCTTGGGTGGCTGGGGGAGGCACAACAACATACACTTCTTATAATACTCCGGCAGATGCTACATCTTGGGTCGCTACAAATCCCACCCCCTTAATGTCTTGGAATCCCAATACGAATCTATTTAGTATTACTTACCCTCCTACCTATTTGAGTATAGCCGACCAAGCTACGGCTGGGTATGTGGGAGTAGCTACTAAGCCAGTAATGAGTCTCTATTTCAATACGAATATGGAGGGGTTATTCGCAAACTTTAATAACATTTATTACAACACAACAAGCCCATTATGGACTCCGGCATCTCCTACTGGGGGCAACGGCACGGCTATACAACGCTGGGCATATGGGACAACACCAAACTTTCCGTCCGGCTTTTCAAATGAACTAGTTGTCCAACTATTAAACCACGGCCAGAACATTATTTTACCACGACTTGTGACTGGGACACAACCAACAACGGGTGGGTTAATCCAAATGACTCAAGATTACTCTTCAACAAGCACTCTATGGAGTCCTATAGAAAGCATAGTATTTACTAGTGCTTTGCTTCCTATTCAGAACGAACAACAAGCACCTCCTAATGCTCTGGGAACTAAGAATACCGGCAACTCTACGGCAACAAGCAAGTCTGCCTTCGCCCCTATTATAACGGACGTAGCTTTGGATTTATCATCAGACCCGTCCGGCTATAGAAAGATGATTTACTACGCCCCTAGTGCCGAATACCGTATGGCCGATTTCCAGAACTCTAAGGCGGATATTCGTAGCATAGACGTTCAAGTGTTTTGGAGGAATCGTCTGGACAATAACCTTTACCCCTTGTCTATGTTCAATCTGAGTTCCGTTTCTATTAAGCTAATGTTCCGGAAGAAGTTCGTTCTCGGTAAATCTGAGAGAAATGGTGCTTTCTAAGATTTTTTTATATTTGCCTATAATATAATAGAATGAGTGCCGACATTCAGAAGGAGGCCGTTTTTGATGACCGTATTGTTCAGAGTCGCCCTCGCTACGCAGTTGAGAAGGGTGCTTTGAGTTTAACGAATGCTCCTTTTAACGCAATCGCATCTACATCTTCCCAGATGACCTTTAACATTTACGTCCCTTCCGAGAACGTGTTTGTTGATAGGGCTTTGCGTTGGAGTGGCCAAGCCTTTTTTCAGATGAATGTAGCTACACCGGCAGCCCTCGCAACCACTTATGCCACGAACTTGGCTACGGCTCAAGCAGTCACGGCAGCGGGGTTGCCTAACGTAGGACCATACGTTTCTCCCGGCGTGGATTTCTCCCTTAGTCCCTTTCCTCTGAACTACCTTTGTCAGACGATGACGGCCACTATTAACGACACGACATCTGTGATTAACTCCCAAGATGTGTTGATGGAGGTTATGCGTATGACTAACTACAAGAAGAACTTGCTTCAGAGGACTTGCCCCACGATGATGGACAAGTATCAAGCCAACTACCTTGGCTCTCCTCCTCAGAATGCCGTGAATAGCCCTCTGAATGGCTATGGTGAGGCCGTGAATAACGACGAGGTTGGTAATGGTGCTTGGCCCGGTTTTGTATTTACAGATAATGCTGGTGCTCCCTTGGTTGGCGACGGCTCTTATACACCAGCGTCTGGACCGGGTTCTGGTCAGACTATTTGGTATAGGAATGGTGTTCCCGTCATCTCTCAGATTTTCCCAGTTCCCACTGGTGGTGCTGCCCCTCTTTTGAATCCCGTTCTCTACTGGGCATTTACAAGCACGGAGAAGCTCACTCTCAGTCCCTTTGTATTCGCAGATGACCAAGAGTGTGATACTGGCCTTTTTGGCATTAACAATATTCAGTTGATTATGAACTTTAAGAGTGGGAATGCCCTTTCTCGCATTCTGAAGACTCTGGGTAATCAAGGGTTGAACTCTGTTATTTCCGGTGTTCAGTTTAATGCTATTTCATCTGCGGTTTGGTCTAATCCCGTAATGAACGTCCAGTTCTTAACGCCTAGCTTAGATGTGCCTCTGCCCCCTAAGAGTGTAGTGCCGTATATGGAGTTCCCTCGTTATATCACTCAGTCTCAGAATGGCCAGTTGGGGGCAGTTGGCTCACAGACTGCTGGGGGTCAGCTTCAGTCTCAGACGATTACTCTTCCTCAGATTCCAGACTTGTTAATGATATATGTGAAGGCTGCCCAAGTGTCTGGTCAGCCAGACCCTCAAGACCCTTCTTACTGCGATTGCTACGTTCCTATTGCGTCTCAGTATGTTGGTGGTGTGAAGAATCCTCTTAGCATTAACTTTGACAACTTTTCTGGTCTGCTTTCTTCTCATACGACTGAGGAACTCTATGCTATGTCTGTGGCGAACGGCTTGGAGATGTCTTGGCCTATGTGGTGCGGTCAGTCAAGGACGAGTGCGAATGTGGCTCAAAGCACGGTCTCTGCCACTACCTACCCCGGTAAGATTGCTGGGTCAGTCATTCCTACAACTGGTGGCTTCCTCGTGTTGAAGCCTAGTAAGGATATTACTCTCCAGTCTGGCCAAGCCCCTTCTTTGGTTGGCAACTTTACCCTCCAGTTCAATCTTCAAGTGTATAACACTTACCCCTTTCCCGTCCAGCCCGTTTTGTATGTGATTACGGCCAACTCTGGGTTCTTTGAGTCAATCCGTGGCTCATCTCGCATCATTAAGGGTGTGTTGTCTGAGCAAGACATTATTTCTGCTCCCGTTGCGTCTGCTCAGACTCACGAGGGTCTCCGTCGTCTTGTTGGCGGTAAGGTGTCATTTGGCAGTCTTGCGAACGTCTTCCACAAGGCTAAGGAGATTTACGAAAAGACGAAACCCGCAGTAAGTGCGGTGAAACATATGCTCCCAGAGGGCAAGGTGAAGAACGTGATGAGTGCGGTGGGCTACGGCACGGGTGCTGGTGATATGGAAGGAGGCACGGGTGCTGGTCGTCGCCGAGGGCTTTCTGCTCGTCTAATGTAAGGGTTAGAGCGGGTAAGCGAAATCGTAAATATGTGCTAGTTAGGGACAAAATGTTTCTAACTAGTATAACAGTATGAGTGGAGTCACTTCGTTAAATACTTTAACTGGAGCAGTAGGGCTTACCTCCGGCAATCCTTTTATTGGTATAGGAAAAACGGCTAATAATGTAGTAGCAACTTTTACAAATACTGGTATAGGTTCATTTAGTGTTCAAGGCCAGACTCCTCCAGATTCTCTAACGACTGGTGCTATAACGCTTATTCCCGGTGCTGGAATCTCTATGGCTACAGACTCTTTAGCTAATAGCTTAACTATTACAAATACTGGTGGAACTAGCGGAGGTGCTAGTATTACTGATGGTGTAGCTACTGTAGAATGTGTAAGTGGCGGAATACAAACAACTGGAACTACAAGTTTGCTATTTTCTAGTCCTCCTAGTTCGGGTGGAACGTCTGGTATGAATCTAGTATTTCAACAGAATATTACTGGAGGAGGGAATATAAATCAGACAGTAAGACCAAGGGGAACGCCAACAAATCAATATTTAAGTTTATACGGGGCTATACAAGGAATATCAAGCACCTACCCTACTGGCGATTATCCTATAGTAGCTTATGGTGGATTGTGGGTTTCTGGTAGGTCGTATATATGCGGTAATATTGTAAGCAGTCCAATAACATCATTAAACTACGTATGCGTTCAAGGTGTGGCTCAATCTGCTATAGACCCATCTATTGATACGACATCGTGGAGTCTTGTGGCTGGTCAGATAAGCTCTACATCTATAGGAAATGCTAATGGGAATGTGTCTGTAAGTAGTGGCGGTAATATTGATACGACTGGCGTGAATCAGACTACAACACTAAGTGGGTCATACTTACTAACTACTAATGCGGTAGATGGAACTGTAGAGTTTGATAATAATAATACGGCTTTTAAAATGGGTATATCGGGTGGGACTCCTCCGGCTAATGGGTTATACATAGACCCTAATACTATAGTATTTAATAGTCAGCCTCTGAATGTGGGGGTTCAACCCTCTATATCGGCTGGTAGTGGAACTGTAGCGTGTAATCCTATAAATGGCCAAGTATTGATTACAACTGCGTCATCTGGTGATGGTAGATTTATTGTGAATACGGCTGGGAGTGGAAACGGTAGAATAGACTTTGAAACAACTGCTCCTATTACATTTAATATTTCTACAAGTGGGAACTCTTATTTTCAAACAACAACTCCTAATGGCAACCTTCAAGTGGGGGGGACTACACCGCCCTCTGCTGGATTATGGACTACTGCTACGGATATACTTTATAATGGCCAGACCCTAATACCAGCTACTCCGTCATTAATAACTGGTGGTAGTGGTGGTAATGTAGGAACTGTGTCGTGTGATGTGACAAGTGGGAACATTTCCGCATCTACTACTGGAACGGCTTATTATCAAACTACTACTGGAACTGGTAATCTTAAAGTAGGTGGGACATTAGCACCCACGTCTGGATTATGGGTTAATAATACCGACGTATTATTTGGAACTACTAGCTTAGTAAATCCTATAAGAATATCTGCTAGTGGGTCATCTGCTGTCTGCTCAGCTTTTGAAGGTGTTGTTCTAAAAAGCTTATCAGTAGAAGGTGCTAAGGGTGATGTGACAGTAGATTGCGACACTGCTACTACAAACTGCTCATACTTTAATGTGAGAAGTATAGGAAGTGTTATTATAGATGCTAATAATGGACAATCTATTATTATACCAGATGATGGTTCTGGAATACAAATACAAGGTGGTGCTGGTCAGACTATTACATTAGACCCAGATGGTGGGATTACATTAACTTCATCAACTCCGACAAATGCCGGCATATTGAGAGTAGGGGGTGCTCAAATCTTTTCTGGATTACAAGTTGGAGTAAATGATTTAACATTCAACGGAACTCAAATACAAGTGCCATAAAAAATATATATAAGTAATATAACAGTATGAGTGGAGTCACTTCGTTAAATACTTTAACTGGAGCAGTAGGACTTACCTCCGGCAATCCTTTTATTGGTATAGGACAAACGGCTAATAATGTAGTAGCAACCTTCACGAATACTGGAATAGGTTCATTTAGTGTTCAAGGCCAGACTCCTCCAGATGCTCTAACGACTGGGGCTATAACGCTTATTCCCGGTGCTGGAATCTCTATGGCTACAGACTCTTTAGCTAATAGCTTAACTATTACAAATACTGGTGGTGGTGGTGGTGGTGGCAATCAAATAACTGGTGGTAGTGGTGGTAATGTAGGAACTGTATCTATTAATACAGCTAGTGGTGATATAAACGCATCTACTACTGGGACTGCGAATGCTTATTTTAGAGCAAACCTTAATAATGGATTTCAAGTAAATAGTGGGTCTGGTGTTGTTTCGTTATTAACAACAGACCCAGCTGGTTTGGGTAATAATATATATATACAAACTGTTCAACCAACTGTAAATCCGTCTTCTTCTACTGCGTCTATTTCCGTGCTTTCTGATAGTGATTTAACACTAACATCTGGAGAAACAAGTGGAACTGGTGATATATCTATGACGGCTGGTGCGACAAGCGGTAATATTCATATTAAAGCTTTGTCTTCTACTGGCACTATAGCAATAGCATCTAGTGGCGGAGCATTTGATGTAGGAACTGCTACGATAGGAACAACGGCCGGTGCTGGAACTGTGTGTCAGATGGCCAATACTGCTAGTAGTATAGTATTAGGCAAAGCTGATGGAACTTCTACGCCACCGACTACTGGGTTATTTGTTGATTCTACAAGACTTTTGTTTAATAACGCTCCCGTTGGTGGTGGTAGTGGCGGAGGCAACTGGTCTTTCAAAGGCAACTGGTCTCCTTCATCTGCCTATGTAGTAAATGATGTTGTCTGCTTGGCCGGACTAGCCACTAATCCCAATAAAAGTGCTGCTAGTATAGGTTATATAGCAACAACTAGTATCTCAGCATCAACTGACCCTCCTTGGACTACTCAAGGAACAGCTTTGGGTTGGTCTCGCTTATTTAATAATGCTGTCGTTGGCTTTAATAATGGTGTTGATGCTTATGACCCAAGTTTTACAACTAATCTTAGTATGAAAGCAATATCCGGTGCTCCTACACCAATCCCAACCACGGGAGACAATATGTTCTCCGTATATATCAACGACGCTGATAAATATGCCGATTTTGGTGCTGGTAGATTCGTAGTGGCGGGTATAAACTCTGGATTAACTCCTACTGCTCCTAATACTCTTCCTTTTATCACAACTGAAAGCGACCTAACGATGACAATCAACGGAGGAGGCACTAAGCCAGTAAATGTTGTAGGTGCTGGTCTGACAGTAAATGGTGTTCCCGTTGGAACTGGAGGCAACTGGAGTTATAGGGGACTATTTAACACAACGTTGGCTACTGCTTACGCTCTAAATGATGTTGTCTTTGATACAGTAAATACTGCTGAATCGTATGTGTGTATTCTAGCTTATACAACGGCTTCTCCTTTTACTCCTCCTTCTTCCGATGCTACTAACTGGAAACTCTTTGCTACTAACTCAACTACTGGAACGGCTAGTAGTATTAGTAATGGGACTGCTCCTAATGTAGGAAGTGTTTCAGTAGATACTGCTGGTGTAGTAGCTATAACTTCAGCAGACACGGCAACTTTTTTGTTTCAAGATACTCCGGGTGGTCGTGTTGATATTGGAACTGCTACATCTGCTCCGGGTTTCGCAATATATTATGTTGGTCCTTGGACTTCATCAACTGCCTATGGAACTGGAGCTATGGTAAATGTTGGAACTACTTATTATTATTCATCAACTTTCCACCCTACAACCGACACGACTCCCCCAGCTCTCGGCTGGTCAGCTATTGGTGGTGGTGGAGGCTCTAGCTCAACAATAACGGCAAACGGTGCTACTGTGGCTTGTGATAGTCCCGCAGCGTCTGGAAGCATTTCTTTGAAAACGACTTCTGGTTCTATAGCAAGTATCAATCTTGATACGAGTGCTACGGCAAGTGCGGGAGTTCAAGTAAAAACTGGCACGACGTTAAGTGTTTTTGATGGAAGTGCCGATGGTGGTGAAGGTGGTGTAATAGCCTTAACGACAACTGGAACAAATAATCCCACATCGGTTCATATCGGTGGTCAATCAGTTTCTACTGGTTTATATGTGGGAACAAGCTCCCTATTGTTTAATAACGCTCCCCTTGGGGGCAACTGGAACTATAAGCAAATATTTAACGCAATACAACCGACTGCGTATGCTTTGAATGATGTTGTTTTTGATACTGTGAATACAACTGAAACATATATATGTGTTCTAGCATATACGACTGCGTCTCCCTATACTCCTCCTTCTTCAAACACTACTAACTGGAAACTCTTTGCTACAAACACTTCCACGTCTGGGAACGGTGCTATGTTGTATAAAGGTGATTACTCGGCAGTTATTGGATATGCTATAAACTCAGTTGTTCGTTATGGCCCAAGTTCTTACGTAGCTTTACAAGCGGTAGGAGCAAATCAATCTCCAGCTAATACTCCGGCTAGTTGGGGTGATTTGGGTATTATACCTAGTGGAACATCTTCAACACCGACTGGGCAAACTCCAGCATATCCTCTTCAAAATACGACAACTGCTTGGTCTTCAGCAGTCACTTATTTCCCGGGTATGATTACTCTGAATGACGACGGGTATAACTATATGTGTCTTTTAACTAATACAAACAGTCAGCCATCATCTATTAATGGGGACTGGATATACTACTCTACAAATGTATTGAATACATACCCAGTCTTTCAAACTGGAACAAATGTGGTGGGGACGACAGTCACAACTGGAGTATTATTAAACAATACATATTCATATGTAATGATTTCATTTCTTCAAAGTCCAAATGTTATTTATGGTGGGGGGACGACTACATTTACCGGCACGGCAACACTTACGTGCGACGAACTCAAATCTGGTGCGGGTGCGTCGTGGATAGGTGTTCAAATGTGGGATACTGCTACTCTTGGGATTGGGCCTCTAAGTCTTGCTGGTTCTAACTCAGCTAGTTCCTTTTCTGCTCCATCTTTGTTTGCGACTCCTATAGTTATAGAAGTTGGTGATGGTTCAAGTTCATATACGGCAGAAGTGTGTTGTTCTATTTCTACTCTACCCGGCACGGCAACTTTGCCTACACCATCTTCATTTTATTTGGGAATGATAATGACTGGGAGTATTCAACTGGCTGCTTCGGCCACTCCCGTTTCCTCCTTAATGACTGGGATACTTACTTCTACAACAACTACTGGAACTGGCGGGTCTTTTTAATAAGATTTATTTTCTACTAAGAGTATATAATGAGTGCGGGTAGTATTAGTGGAAAGCCCCTATCTGTTTCTGCTTTAAACTGCGGGTCGTTAAGTGTTGCTGGAACTCCGGTTATTGGCGGGTCTCTTACGACACTCCTTGGCGACGCAGCCACATCTGTCAGAACTACTTCTGCGACTTTGGGTATTTCCGTAGCAACTGGGGCTCAGACTGGAGTGCTTACAACTACAAACAGTATTGTGCTTCCTCCGGGTGGTGGTGGTGGTGGTGCGGTTTCTTCTGTGGCTTCTGCTAATGCTGGACTTACCGTAGCTCCTACAACTGGTGCGGTAGTAGTGACTCTGCCACCAGTTGGAACGGCTGGTGCTATAGCTTTTCCCGCAAGTATTACAACAGATGTGTATGGCCGTGTTTCTGCCTCTACGGCTGGAACTGCTCCCGTAGCAAGTATCGTCGGCCCCGGTGGGTCGGCTACGTCTGGTGCTTTGACATTTGCTGGTGCTGGTGTAAGTCAAGCCGGTTCTACATTTACATTTACTGGAACTGGAAGTGGTATAGCAAGTCTTCACGATGCTGGAACTGGTGCGACAACATCTACAACGCCTACTATTACTGTGGGTGCGGTCACTAACACATCGGCAGCCACAACTTTGGCATTTACGGCTACGGCTGGTGGAGTAGCACTTGCTGGAAATCTTCAAGGGAGTGGTGCTGGTGGTGGCGGACCATTAGCTTGGGGAGTGCTGACTATCCCAGCTACACCCGGTGCTTTAATAAATGTATATCCTACTGGTGGGACTGCTCCGGCAGCTCCAGCAGCCCCTCTTGTTGTCCAAGGGGGAACTCTTGCCTCTACGGCTACTTTTACTCCAACAACTTTTATGGCTGCTACTTGGGCAGCTGGAACTCTTGGTGGAACGGCTATTGCTCCTCCGGGCGGTGGTTCTTTAGCTTGTGGCAGACCCGGCTCTACTCAAGCTTATACAACTCTGTCTATTGGTGCTGGCAGTTTCGTTGTTGGTCAAGTAATCAACTGGGTTTTATGGTCTCTCTAAGTAGATGGATATACTCAAGTTTATTGCTACAATCAAGGAAGTCCAGTCAGTATCTCCAGAGATAATGAATGGAGTTCTTCTCCAGTTGAGTCAAAAGCAGAAGGAGCAAATGACTAGCTACATTACCACAGAATCCTCAAAGCAAGATTGTTCGGCGAAAAAGGCTCAGAAGCCCACGCCCCTTTCATCTTTGTGTGCGACTTATGGAATGTGTTCTTCTTTGCGTCCGCAGTCCCCATCGGCACTTTTTGATGCTTCTCCAGATGAGAGTAAATGATATGGTCTCCATAACCAACCTTTCCGAAGGCAACCATACGGCCACTCTTATCTGGTATAGCCAACTTGTGCTTACCGTCTGATGCGAACCCTAATAGTTTATATGGGTAATGATGTTCCTTGGCTCTCCTTCTTGCCTCTTCAAGGTAAGAAGAAGATTCAATACCCTCCTTTTCTAACTGGGTCTTAAAGGGGTTAGAGGGGGTAAGCGTTTTCGTAAAGTGTGCCTTACCTTCCCCTTTTACTGGGTTTGTCTTAAAAAGGCCAGTAAATCTTTCTACGAGTGTAGGTGTAGGCTTAGCTACTGGTTTAGGTAAATCCGGCTTTCTAGCTACTGGCTTAGGTAAAACTCGTTTATTTACTTTATCTAAGAACTTCTCTTGGGTCATATGTCTGTAGTGATGATGAGGGTGTTCTACGATATAGGGCTTTGGGTCAAATGTAAAGGCACTTGGGTCATAAGCATCAGCCACTATTTCTCTGAGTCCTATGTTTCCTATTCTAGATAGTTGTGGGCGAGACATAGAAACATCAAAGAAGGGTTCATCAGTCCAAGGGTATTTGTCGTCATTCCATTTATAAATGTCGTCATTAAGATGAGCATAACACTCTTCATCGTCATCGGCAAGTCTGAGATTAGACTGACATTTACCCGCCCCTTCTACGGCTACATTAGCCAAAGCCCCTAAATCCGTTATGCCTCTAGCTACTGCGTGAGTATAGCCGGGTAATCGTTTTAATAATGAATCTACATTCTGCTTAACGAATGTTTTAGCTTGTGGGGAATACACGCCATTAGCCTCTAATAGCCCAGCCACGAAGTCTTGGCAGTTATTACCAAAGGGGTCGTATTTGAAAAAGTCTTGTGCTTTGCTTTGTGCGTTTTGTAAGAACTGAAGAAGTGTTCTAGGGGGTTGAGGTGTAGCTACTCTACAAAACTC